CAAGAGATATGTCAAAGAGTTGATGAAGCTTATAAAAGATTTTTTAAAGGTTTGGCTAAACGCCCTCCTAAGTTTAAAAAAGCTAAACACTTCAATTCTTTTGTACTAAAACAAAGTGGTTGGAAAATAGAAGATAATGTTTTAACAATAAATAAAAGAAAATATAAATTTAGCAAATCAAGAGAATATGAAAACATAAAAAGAATAGTGGTAAAAAGAAACAAACTTGGAGAAATTTTCTTTGTCCTTTGTTGTGATTTAAAGCCGATAAAATACGAAAGAGTAGGTGATACTACCATTGGAATGGATTTTGGTTTTAAAACACTGCTGACTTTATCTAACGGACGAGAAATACAATCACCAGAGTTTTTCAAAAGTAATTTAAAAGCCATAAAATCTCTAAACAAACAACTTTCGAAAAAGAGGAAAGGTTCTAAAAACAGGTTGAAAGCTTTAAAAAATCTCCAAAGAGCTTATATTGATATATCAAATAAAAGAAATGATTTTGAGTGGAAGTTAGCTCACGAGCTTTGTAAAAACCACTCTTTCATAGCTTTGGAAGATTTGAATATAGAGGGTATGAAGAAGATTTGGGGAAGGAAAGTTTCTGATTTAAGTTTTTCAAGTTTTGTTTTGAAATTAGAACAGGTGGCTAAAAAGTACGACACAGTAGTTCAAAAAGTTGATAGATGGTTTGCTTCATCAAAAACTTGTACTTGTGGAGTTNNTTGTAAATAAAGAGTTAAAGCTATCAGACAGAGAGTGGGTTTGTTCGAGTTGTGGAGAAATACACTCAAGAGATTTATTGGCAAGCAATAATATATTAAGCGAGGGCATTCGCTTATACCGTACTAAATGTGAGACCAACATACAGTTGGCAGTTTAGGTTTGAAAGTAGAATCCCACACACTTTAGTGGTGGGAGTATGTCAAAGCAATATAGAGACCCTTCAAAAATCATCACGAATATTAAAAGAATAGAAGAATGATAATGGAAGATTATTTTGTGTCAAAGCAAGTGGCACACAGGCTTAAAGATTTAGGATTCAATGACCGTTGTTTTGCAATGTGGGTGGGAGACACTTTGATGTTTGAGGATGTTTTGAAAGGCACCCCTGTAAAAGATGCTATGTTTGTTTTAAACGAATATTTTACTAATTCCCAAGAAACGGCAGCAGCTCCCTTATTTTGCCAAGCGATAGATTTCCTGCTTTTTGCAGAAGTTTATATTGAAGAAACAGTTATGCTTGGAGGGGGTTTTTGTGTTATGGTAAGAGGTGTTAAGAATGTTTATGAAATGTTTACAGGTAAGCAAAAATACGCAGTATTATCAAAAGCTATTGAATATGCTTATACACAACTTAACATTGATGATGAACTTAAAGGGAGGATTAACAGATTTCCACAATTTTAGTATAGGTGGGGAATAAAGTTAAGAACTTGGGTAGGTCTTGTTGAGATATTTGCAGTTTATCTGGGGATAAAGATAATTGTATTGCTTGCCCGGCTTTAGGAAATTTAACATGGTGTAGGATAATTTCGTTGGTATAACCAATTTGGATATGAATATCATAAATTTTTTGGATAGCTGGGTGTATAATCCTAAGAAGAAGTAGGGCATTAAGGGGCATTGTTATAGCATAAAGTTGCGGATGGAATAAGGCATCAGTGAAATTGTAAGATTTATTTACATTGAAAAATTTATAAATATATTCTTCTATTGTAATTGCCAACTGCCTATTGAATTTGGTTTTTTGGAGGGGGTACACTTTATGATTTGCCATGAATATTAAAATTATATTGGAAATCAATTATAAAAATTTACGAAACTTTTTGTATCTTTGCAAAGATATGTATTTACGATTAATTGCAACACTTTTTCTTGTCCCGTGTGTAGTGGGGTTTAAGTCTGTCCCCACTACCACTTTTGATAAGTATAGGGTACCATCTTTTATAAAGGACACAGTTATTCTTGCTACATTGATTGAATCAGAGTGTGGAAATTGCCCCAAATATGAAAAACGTCTTGTGGGGCAAGTTGTTTATAATCGGATTAACCATAAAAGTTTCCCTAACACTTTGCGGGAAGTTATATTCCAGACCAACCAGTTTTATTATAACCATAAAAAGTTTCCCTCTAAGGAAACATATAAAATTGCTAAAGATATTTTAAAAGCTGGTATTATTACGGAGATTTTGTATTTTTATAATCCAGTTAGAGCATCCGATACTGTATTCATAAAAAGTGTTAATGTTTTGCAAAAGGGTAAATATCATTTTTATGGAGCCTGACAATACGTTATATTTGTAAAAAAATAGAGACATGAGATTTATTAAAAGTAAAAATTTAATCAGGGTAAAATTATTCCATAATGTACCCTGTGACCCTTTCATTCAGAATGTAAAGGATGAATATGAAGCCTATGCCTTCATAGAAACACAACTTGATTTTTTAACTTTTCTTAATCAGGATAACCCAAAAGACATAGACATTGCTTTTATTATAGAGATGTTTGATGATGGGGAGTGGGCACCTTACTGGAATGAGGCTATGGGAGGGGATTGGGAACATATTCAGAAATATGTGATGTGATGGAAGAATTACTTTCAGCTTTATTAGGGAACATTGAACAAGTATTTGTATTCTCTTATTTATACACACCTAAAGGGGAAGTATATGCCGGAAACCTTTTTTATGGTAATTGTACTGTGTATGGTATAGGGGGCTTTAACGTTTACTATGTTCAGGGTAGTTTCACTATGTAAAATAAACTATCTATAATATATAAACTGTGGATTATTTATGAAAAATTTGGTATTTTCACGCACATTTACAATTTTTAACTATGAAGGGTATATTGAGTATAGTGTTTCTGATGATGGGATAGGTAATTTTTCTGACCCCAGTATAGTTTTGAATGACCACTCTGGTAAGAGGGTTATTTCTGCGGATAATCCTAAATTCATAGAGGACTTTGAACGGCAGTTACTTAATGGGTGGGATGGGGATGACCATAAAGATTTCTATAAAGAGTTTAAAAAACTCGGATTCAAAAGGAAAGTATTAAAGAAATTTTTTATTACATTAAGAAGTATAGGACAACTTGGATATTAACAACGTATGAATGGTGTATATGAACAGCTTGAGCCTTTATTACCTTTTTTGGTGAGTAAATCGGGGCATCTTTTGGTGTACAGGGTTACAATGACCCCTGATGAAACTGTGCGTTTTATTAGTCTTGATTTGTATTCACCTTACGGTAGTTTGCTAACTTTTGTACGTGATTTAGAGTTTTTGTGCACATTTGAGTACCAATTGTTTAATGGATGGGAGGCTACCCACAAGTATTTCTATACTACTCTTAAACGTTGTGGTTTTAGTAAAAAATCTTTAAAACATTTCTTTGCCAACTTATATAGAATTAATTATATCAGATAGGTATGACAAAAGCAATATTAAAATTTGATTTATCTGCCCCGGATGATATACGGGAGCATAAGTTGATGTTAAAAGCTAATTATATGGCATTTTTTATTTGGGAGCTTATGCTCAATAAGAAAAAAGAAATGCAGTGGGTGGAGGATAAAGGGGAGTTTACGATAAACTAACAAGAAAGCCCACGTAGTTCACTCGTGGGATGAATTTGGTTAATAATTTTGCTAAAATATTTGGTAGTTTGTTCTAAAGTTTGTATATTTGTATTATGAAAAGAAATACAAGTGGAATATATATTATAAAGAATACTATAAACGATAAAGTTTATATAGGTAGTGCTGTTTGTCTAAAACAAAGATTTATTGAACATAAAAATCAATTTAAGAAGCAAGTACACAACGTCAGGTTTCAAAATTTTGTGAATAAGTACGGTTTTAATACATTGATTTTTGAAGTTATAGAATATGTAAATGATAAAGGAAAATTAATTGAAAGGGAACAGTATTGGATTGACTATTATGAGTCTTGGAAGTCTAAAAAAGGTTTTAATATTTGTAAAATTGCAGGTAGTACTCTTGGTCTTAAAATGCCTAAGTCTCACGTAGATTCTTGTATAAACAGAATGAAAGGAAATAAATATAGACAAGGCAGGAAATGGAGTGAAAAAGAGAAAATAGAAATAGGAAAAAGAAGTAGAGAGATGTGGGAAAATAACCCAGAAAAGAAAAAAGAAATGGCTAAGAAAGTAGGGGATTTAAAAAGGAGGGTTCCTATATGGAACGGAAACAAACCACATCCAATGAAAGGTAAAGTACATCCAAACAGGAAATTTATATTAGTATTTAAAAACGATAATTTAATTGACGAGTGTTATGGGACAGCAGAAGTATGCAATAAATATGGCTTGGATAGAGGAAATGTTTCAAGGGTTTGTAATGGGAAGTTAAAAACAACAAAAGGATATGTTCTTAGATATAAATGAGCCAAGCTCAAAGATGTGTAGTTGCGGTGTTATAAACAACGACTTGAAACTTTCAGACAGGGATTGGACTTGTTCAAACGGACACAAATTAAATCGGGATTGGAACTCTGCTATAAATATTAAAAATTTCGGGTTGAGGGCATCGACCTTGAACGTTAACGTAAACCATTAGGTTAAGCGTTGTTCAGAACCCCACGTGTTTCAACCGTGGGAGAATGTCAGAAACCGCTCAAATCTCCAAACT